AATGTGTATAGTAATAACAATGGATTTCGAGCTGGCACAGGACATACGATAAGCGGGAATGTGTATAGTAATAACTATGGATTTCGAGCTGGCACAGGATATACGATAAGCGGGAATGTGTATAGTAATAACTATGGATTTTACTATGACACAGGACATACGATAAGCGGGAAGATAGGGTACGACGACAATGATATATCTTTGCCTAATACCACTGATTTTGTTTCTGATGGGTTTACAAAGCATTTTCTTCTCAACTGCAAAATGCCTTCTTCTGGGTTAATTATTGCGAGAAATAAAGATAAATATATCATACGGCTGAAATGTGAACATTATGATAGGGTTGCTCATGCTTATAAAATATTTGATAATATGGGAGATATCATAAAAACAGCTTGTGATGGTGCAGGAGATTCCCCGGGCATAGACCCTGATGGTGGAAATGGTTACTGTGTGGAGTTAAGTAATATCCAATCGAAATGTAATGGAAACAACCCCCTCTTAGCTTTCCATCATAGAGTTTGGGCAGAAGCAAGCGTAAGCAAAACTTACACATATAAAGTTCAGACAACGTATGCATCCTTGGCTTCTGGGGAGTTGTTTTTGACAGGAAAATATCTTGACGAGGCAAGCGGAGGTCACCTGGCGACAATAACAAACAGCCCCGCCATCTCTCAAAGGGCTGACAATACAGATTGGTCTCAACAGCTATCTGTAACAATCAATCCTTCCCAGGAGGGGTGGGTTGATTTAACAGTAGAGCTAAAGCAATACGAAAATCTAAAAAAAGTCTATATCTGGCCGGCGGTGGAGATTAGTTAATGTCTGTTAATTCCCCAACTTGGAGTTACGGAGAATCTAAACTTGTAAAATCAAGCGGTTCTGCAATAACTGTGCGATGGAGCTACAACGACAATGATCTCCTGTACGAATATATCTCATCGTCTGGGGGAACAGTTATAAAAATAGTAAATGAAACCCTGCAAATAAATGAACAATGCTTTAAGTTACAAGCTGCCAACAAAATTATCAATGAAACCTTACAGATAGATGAGTCGAACGAAAAGAAAGGTGCAGTTAGCAAAATAATTGATGAGTCTTTACAAATATCTGAATCTCTTGTTAAGAAAGGGCATACAAAGAAAATAATCAACGAACAAATACAGGTGTCTGAAGCATTATCGAAAAGGGGATCTACCAAAAAAGTTGTAAATGAAAGCTTAGAATTAAATGAAAACATTTCAAGAATAAGCGGGATAATAAAGGTTATCAGCGAAACCTTGCAAATATCTGAATTGGTCACTAAAATACCTGGTATAACTAAAGTGGTAAATGAGACCCTGCAATTCTCTGAATCCATTTTTCGCAAAACAGGCATAACAAAAGTTGTAAATGAAGCCTTGCAGATAGTAGAAAATATATCCAAGAGGTCTTGGACAACAAAGATTGTAAATGAAGCTCTCAATCTGTCTGAATCTGTTTTTAAAAGAGGTGTTGTCAAAAAAATCGTAAATGAGACTTTGCAATTATCTGAAAATGTTATCCGGCGATCTGGACTTGTCCGCATTATTAATGAAACGCTGAGAATAAGCGAAAACATTATCAGGTCTTTAGCCGTAGCTCTTGGGTGGAGAGAAGTTCTTGAAGCTGATAGCTTGATTACTCTTGAAAAAGCAGAAGATTCAACAATAACAACAGAGATTTCTGACAACAGCCCATTAGATTAGGAGATATAGAATGGGTAAGATATACGTACATCAAACAGCTTTATCTGTTAAATTAACAGTAGGCGTAGACATTACAGGCGCAACTCCGGTTGTAAAGTATCGAAAACCGAGCGGTGCGACAGGCGAATGGTCAGCTACGATTGTTGACGCTGCAAATGGGGTGATAAAATATGATATTTCAAGCCCTGACGATATAGATGAAACTGGCACGTGGACTTTTTGGGCAGAGGTAACTTTTGCGACAGGTGAATGGGCTCCAGGAGAAGCTACAGAAAAGTATGTTTACAACCCAGGGGAATAAAGAGGATAATGAAGCTTGCTATCAAAAAAAAACTTACACAAGAAAAAAAATCGGTTTCTATTACCAGATATGATCCAACCAGAACGACCTTTTTGCGAAATGCTTTTGTTCGGGATATGAACAAGAGGTTCAGGGCGTTAAGGGGTTTGATCCGCAAAGCTATTATCACTCAGGATTGCTTCGGACTGGTAGGACATAACTTCAGAGTTGTTGCTATGTCCACCACTGATGCAACCTTGCCAGGGCGGAAGGCTTTTGCATTCCATCGGACGGAAGAGAAGGTTAACGCATTTATGGCGTGGTTGCAGGAGCAAGAGGCAAAAGGGCTGCTTGAAACAACCACGATACAGCAAATAGGAGCATCCATAGAAGAAGCGTGGACGAATAAATACATCAAAGACTCTTATCAAAGAGGGATACAAAGAGCACGGCAAGAGATGAAAAAAGCAGGGTACGATGTGCCGACCTTGACTGAAACAGGTGGCATAGTTGCGAGCATGTCAAACCCTTTTCATGCTGAGAGAGCAGGTGTGTTGTATTCCAGAGCATTTCAGGAGCTTAAAGGCATAACAAGCCAGATGGACACACAAATAAGCCGTGTGCTGTCCCAGGGGTTGATTGATGGGAAAAACCCAAAAGAATTGGCAGAGCTGTTGACAAAAACAATATCTGGCCCTGTGGGTGATCTTGGCATAACAGACACTTTAGGCAGATTTATTCCTGCCGAAAGAAGAGCCAGGATGTTGGCAAGGACTGAGATAATCAGGGCCCATTCTCAAGGCATGATTCAGGAGGCTAAGAACTGGGCAGTCGAAGGTGTGAAGGTAGTTGCAGAATGGGTTACTGCTGGGTATAAAGTCTGTCCTGAATGTGCAGCTCTGGAAGGGAAAACTTTCAGCTTAGATGAGGCCATGAATCTGTTGCCTTTGCATCCGAATTGCAGATGTACTTTTGTTTTCGAGGAGATATAAATAATGGATAAACCGGAATATCACGTATCGGTTAACAACGGGTACACGATAAGATCAGAGATGCATCAGGGGAAGAAACATATAGTTGTGCCTGTTGTTATGTTGGTAGAGGGGGTACATAACGGTAGTGCAGGACCCGTGTTGCATACTCAATCGGAGATGGAGAAATTCCCAAACGCCTGGAACGGGATACCTGTTGTTATCGGCCACCCGAAAAGCAACGGGCAGTATGTCTCTGCCAACTCCCCTAACATCATTGACCAGGAAGTAGTTGGACGGGTATATAATACCGTTGCAGATAATGGCAAACTGAAAGCCGAGACATGGATAGAGGAAGAAAGACTGAAACAACTATCTCCATTGGCTTATGCCTATATTATGCAACAAAAGCCATTAGATGTAAGCGTGGGAGTTTTTTCGGACGATGAGGAGACCACCGGGCAATGGGGAGACGAGACATACAATGCTATTGCCAGAAACTACAGACCTGATCATCTGGCATTATTGCCGAGTGAAAAAGGTGCTTGCAGTTGGGAAGATGGTTGCGGCGTCAGGGTTAACTCTGAAAACCTTTTGGATACGATAGCTTTGATCAGAGATAAATTGTATTCCATGGATACATCTGGGGAATATTATTATCTCGAAGAAGTTTACGACGACGGGACATTTATCTATCAGGTTGACTCTAAAGACGGCAAGAAATATTACAGGCAATCATATCAGATTAAAGACGGCGCTGTCCTTTTAGGAGATGATGCAGAGGAGGTAATCAAGGACGTCCGATACAAGAAAAAAATAAACATGAATGCCAATGCTGCAACGGACGCAGAGAAAAAAGCGCAAAAAGCAAGGAGCAAAAAATATGGCATAGCGATAAAGAAAAATAACAGCAATATCACCAAGCCAAGTAAATGGGCAAATGTCCCTGACAGCCAATGGCTTGACCCTGTGAATTATCGCTATCCTGTCCATGATGCTGCACACACACGAAATGCTGCTGCAAGATGGGCGCAAAATAAACCAGGGGATTATTCGACTAAAGAAGTCGGGATTATAGAAAGCAGGTTGAAAAAGGCCAAGAAGAAATTTAAAATTGGCGAATTTAAAACTCAAAGTTATGGAGGTAGCACGATGAGAAAAATAGATGAACTCCTGACCATTGCACCGGGGATATATACGGATGCAGATAAAGAATGGTTGGAGGGATTGGAAGATGCGCAGATAGATAAACTGATATCCTGTGCTAAAACCAATGCAGACACTGTCACCGCAATGGAGGCAATGAAAGAGGAAAAAGAAAGGCTTGAAAGAGAGGTTGAGACCTTGAAGAAAGGAGCCCCGAACGTAAATGAAAAGGATGCCATGAAAATACTGAAAGACAGGCTCTCAGACATGAAAACCTTTGGAGAGCTTTTGCCGGAAGAGCTGAGAGAGCAGTTCGAATACGGCCAGAAGCTGTACAAAGAACACCGAAAAGAATTGATTGATCACATTGTTGCCAACCAGGCACAGGACGTCTGGAAGGCCGAGGATCTGGAAAAACAGGATATGGAGACACTCCAGAAGATGGCGAAAGCTATCAAGAAACCCGTATCATACGCAGGCATTTCAGGTGGGGTCTCTGCTAACACAGAAACAGAGATTCTTTTGCCGCCCGATGTGGAAGAAAGCAAATAAACAACGAATAGCAGGAGGTATGTATAAAATGGCATACAACACAGTTAAGCTTAAAAAATATTCGGATATAATAGAGGAGTACGAAGCTGCAGAGGCGATCACTCCCGGAATGCTGGTTGAAATGACCAGTGCAGGTAAGGTACAAAAGCATTCGAGCGCAGGCGAGTTTGCCGAGAAAATGTTTGCCCTTGAAAACGAACTGGAGGGCGGCGGCCTTGCTGATGCTTATGCCGCAGAGGACAGAGTTCAGTGTTGGATAGCTGGCAGGGGCGATCAGGTCTATGCTTTTTTGGCTGCAGGTGAAACTGTGGCTATAGGTGATATCCTCGAATCACATGGAGATGGGTATCTTCAGAAAGCCGTTGCTGAATCTGCATCTGCTGCAACTTACCCTGGGTCTGTCGTGGGTGTTGCTCTTGAGGCATTGGACCTTTCCGGGTCTGGATCAACTGCAACTCGCTTGGCAGTCAGAATCGTTTAAGAAACAGAAAACATCAAATATAAGGAGACAAAAACGATGCCAGTTGATGTAATACTTAATAATGGACAGGCGTATGGTGATGTAGCTGCATATATCGCAGGGCAGGGAAAGCTTGACCCTGGAACTATGCGTCCCTGGATAGGCAGAGATGGCCGTGCATATATCACTGTACATACAGGAGGTGACCCTAAGAATCCTAAAAACTACAAGTCAATACAGGTTAATGCTGCAACCTTGCGGCGAGATGAATGGAAACAGTTGGACGAGGCTGTACTAAAGGTGAGCGAAACCAGGCTTAACGGTATCGCAGACCTGATATCTAATGGCCTCACCTACAATCTTGGCAATCCTATGGGGACAACTCAGCTTGAATGGCATGATGTGTCAAGCGCCATGGGAGCCGAATTAACCATGGACGGCATCTCCAGGACCAAAGGTGATAGGCCGGTATATCAGACCAATTACTTGCCTATCCCGATACTGCATGTTGACTATGAGATCAACGCAAGGGTTCTGGAAGCAAGCCGTAAGCTGGGCAATCCTTTGGATACTACCTCAGCCGAAATTGCAGCGAGGAAGGTGAACGAAAAGCTGGAGGAAATGCTGTTCACGGACACCTCTTACGCATGGGGATCGAAAGACGACCGTACCAGGAACAAGATATATTCATACCTTAACTATCCTGATATCAACACTGTAACCCTCTCTGCCAACTGGAACGCATCCGGCAAAACCGCAGCACAGATCTTGAACGATGTGCTGAACATGAAACAGGCCAGCATTGATGCCAAACACTATGGTCCCTGGATACTGTATATCCCAACAGCATATGAGACTGTGCTTGATGGCGACTACGATGCGACTACTCCAGGAACAACTATCAGGGAAAGGATCCTGAAAATAGACAGGATCAAGGATGTAAAGGTTGTTGATACCCTGCCTGCCCACCATGTACTGCTTGTGCAGATGACCTCTGATGTTGTACGCCTTGTACGTGGCCTCCCGATTCAGAATGTTGAGTGGAAAGCAGAAGGGAAGTTTGTGACCAAGTACAAAGTGCTTACCATCCAGGTCCCGCAGATTCGCTCTGACCAGAATGGTAATTGCGGTATTGTTCTGCTTGCCGCTTAATCCGTGGAGAGTATGATATGAGTGGGGACAAAGAAAAACGGTGGCGCAAAATAGGCGAAGGCTCTTTGCGATATATCAGAGGCAGAATTATCAAGCCAAACGAGGTTTTTGTTGCCAGAGAAGATGAAATTCCTAAACCTTTCAGAAAGTTTGTCGTTGCGGTAGAAGATGTACCGGAGGAAGATAGCTCCCCGGTACAATCTTCAGGCAAAGACCTGTTTAGAGCGCAAAAACGCCCTGGAACAGGTTGGTGGGATATCATAAATATCGCCACCGGCAAAAAGGCAAACGAGAAAGGTCTCAGGCAAGATAAGGCCGAGGCATTAGTTAAGGAACTTAACGCATGATCTGGACAGTGCCAAAGCTATGGGAAGATGCAACATGTTGGATTATAGGCGGAGGTACATCTATGCCTTTGCAGTTTGGTGTGCCTCAAGAAATAATCCAAAAGGTTTACAGCGGACGACTCCGGCCTTTTGTATATTCTGATTATATGCACGTTTTGCATGATCAGCATGTAATAGGGATCAATAATGCTTACCAGATAGGCACATGGATTGATATCCTGTTCTTTGGCGACAGCCATTGGCATTTGACACACCGGAACGCTTTGGCAAGGTGGCCAGGAATTAAGGTCTGTTGCGATCAGAAATTTGCAAACCGGCCACTACGCAGAATGGAAGGTATCAAGTACCTTGAGCGGGACACCATGAAAAGGCACGGGATAACAACCAACCCGTCAAAGGTGTCCTGGAATGGTAATTCGGGTGCCGCAGCGATTAGTTTAGCATATCATCTTGGGGTTAAGCGGATATTCTTGCTTGGGTTTGATATGTCTATGGACAGTAACGATGAGTATAGCCATTGGCATGGTTCTCATCTTGTCCCAGGATCCAAACCCAAAAAGAAACCTCCTTTCGATTTGCACCTTAAGGGATTCCCCGCTATTGCTCAGGACGCCAAAAACCTTGGGATAGAGATATATAATATCAGCCAGATCAGCAAAATAGATGCCCTGCCTAAAATCACACTGCAAGAAGCATTAAGGATGCAAAACAAGTGAAAAAGATATCATGTATAACACCTACGGGAGACAGGCCAAAGGTCTTTGAAATAACAAGAGACCATATGCTTAGGCAAACAGTACCGCCTGATCAATGGATTATTGTTGACGATGGGCAAGAACCTTTGCCGGAGGAATTAAGGCAGGGAGCCGATTATATCAGGAGAGAGCCTTCTGCAAGCGATGGATGTTCTCTCTCTTTGAATCTCAAAACAGCCTTGCCTCATATAACAGGTGATATAATACTTGTTATAGAGGATGACGACTACTACAGCGAGCTGTATGTAGAGACTATGCACACGTATCTTGCTGCATATAGTTTGGTAGGTGAGGGCTGTGCAAGATATTATCATGTCCCCGCCGGAAGATATGTGAGGCTTCATAACAAAAGTCATGCGAGCCTTGCACAAACAGGTTTTCACAAGAGCTTGCTGCCCCTTTTTGAAAAGATTTTATCTGCAAGAAAATTCTTTCTCGACATCCGTTTGTGGGATGAAGCCAGAGATCAAATGTTTTTGTTTTTCGATCTACAGGACAAGTTTAGATTGCATTGCTCCTTGAAAGGGCTGCCTGGTAGACCTGGTATAGGGATCGGGCACGATAAGAACTTGAGAGGATACGTCCAAGACAAGAACTATACGATCTTAAAAAAATGGGTAGGTGAAGAAAATGCGTTTAAGTACATCCAGTGCTGCAAAGAAGAGGGGTTGATCAATGGCGAGAACAACAGCAAGTGAAGTAAAAAAAATAATAGATACAGATTTAGACACCTCTGTAGTTGATGTCTACATCTCCAGTGCGTCAGAGGTGGTGACTAATGTGCTCGGTTCGGATACGTCCTTGTCTGACACTCTAAAAAAGAATATTGAGATGTGGCTTGCTGCTCACCTTATCGCATCGACCAGGGAGCAACAGATTCAGAAAGCCGGTGCTGGTGGTGCAAACGTGACATACCAAGGTGTTACGGGCAAAGGTTTAGAGGCCACCTTATACGGCCAACAGGTTCTTGCCATGGATACAACTGGCAAGATGGCGGCCACCATGGCAAAGCAGAAAGCATCGCTTATTGCAATAACCAGCTTCAGTTGATAAAAGGGAGATAGATGGGTAAGCCAATCGAAAAATTCCTGGCAAAGATCAGCGTGCAAACTGCTGTGTATTGGGGCTCCCCTACAAGTGATGGATACGGAGGTTATACATATGCGGAGCCGGTTGAAATCCCTGTGCGATGGGAAAGCTCTACAAAGGTTATCACAACGCCCAAAGGGGCAGAATATACCAGCCGTGCAGAGGTGATTGTCAACCAGGACGTAGACGAGGAAGGCTATTTGTTTCTTGGGACTTTGGATGATTTGACCGAGGCGCAGAAAGCGAACCCACGGTTAAGAGACGATACATGGAAGATCGTTCGCTTTGATAAAACCCCTATGATTTTCAAGGATGATGAATTTGTCCGTAAGGTGTATCTATGAGCAGAAAGCTTGAAAAAGAGAGCCTTAAAAAGGTGATGGCGAACCTCAACAAAGAGGTTAAACTCATCGATAACAGGACTCTTAAAGGCATGATCAGAGGTGTACTGGACATAAGGCGTGATATGGACTTTACGCCCCCTGTGATACCGGTAGATACTGGGAATCTACGGCAGAGCTGGTTTGTTGTGACGTCTAAAGGCGGTACTCCACAGGGGAGCTCACCAAAATTTAAAGGGAAAAAAGCGGGCAAGCTGGCATCAGACCATGCTACCGTTAAAGGCGCAATAAAAGAAAGAGCCTTAGCTAAATCACATAAAGGGCCCGTTGTCGCCTGTGGCTTTAGCGCAGAATATGCCTATAAAGTCCATGAAGATTATGGGGTACATTTCCGGCGCCCTGGTGCGGGGGCTGGGTTTTTCGTATCAGCCATAAAGAAAAACAAGCGCAATGTACTGGAAAAAATAAAAGAAAACGCAAAGGTGTGATAAATGCAACCGGCATCTAAAGATATATGCACATTGTTGGAGGCTGATTCGGGTTTAGGGTTGATTTTTGCCACGAATCTCTTTGTAGGCAGGGAACCGGCAACCCCTGATGATTGCGTTACAGTGTTTGACATCCCTGGTGACGCTCCAGAATTGACGCTGGAAGGTAATGTTGACCCTGTGCTTTATGCTCCATCGGTGCAGGTAAGGGTTCGAAATAACGCATATATGACTGGTTGGGAATTGATCCACGATATTCAGAAATACTTGCATGGTAGGCATAGCTTAACGCAAGGAGATACAACATATTTATTGATCAAGAGCGTTGATGAGCCAATGCTTCTTGATTGGGACGATAACGATAGAGCAAGATTTGTTGCGACATTCGCAATGCATCGAAGATAACACGGAGGTAATCAATTATGGCAGCCGAAGGCATATCAGGAGTAGGCACTGTTTTGCGGAGGTGGAACCCAAGCACAACCGCATGGGAAAATATCTCTGGAATAAAAAACATAGATGGACCGACTTCATCGAGAGAGACCAACGACACCACTGCATTAGACACTGAGGGAGGATACAGAACTTTTATTCCTGGGTTTCGGGATGCAGGCGAAATCAATATGGATGTTATTTTTAACCGCACGGGATACGATTTGATGGTGGCAGACTTTCAGACCAACGATCTTAGAAATTATGAGATCGTTCTGCCGGATGACGATGTCACGTCTTTTGAGTTTGAGGGCATGGTAACATCTGTGCCTCTGACAATACCTGAAGGGGTAGTTACCTTCAAGGTTACAATCAAAATATCAGGGCCTATCACAGTTAACTCCGGATCAGAAGTGTCTGCACCATAACAATCAAACAACAATAAAAGGAGAGAACAACAATGGGAATGTTAACGAGAGACGCACTGCTTAAAAAAGAGGAGTTGAAAAAAGAAAAGGTTGACCTTGGAAACGGTGATTTTGTCTTTGTCCGGCAGATGACGGGCAGGGAAAGAGACCAGTTTGAACAAAGCTTAATAGAAGAGGCGACAGGTGAGAAAGGCGAAGTTGAAGCCAAAAGGTCTATGGAAGATTTTCGGGCAAAAGTGGCTGTGTATACAATTTGCGATGAAGATGGAAAAAACATCTTAAAACCTGAAGATATCCCTATCTTGTCGCAGCACATGAGCGCTGCAAGATTGGAGCTTATAGTCAACAAGGCGCAGGAATTGAATAGGATATCGGAGGAGGATAAAGAAAATCTGGTAAAAAACTCCGAAGCCGTCCAGAACGCCAATTCTACTTCCGACTCTGCAGGGAATTAAAATACCCTCATCCTGATTATTTGTTGGATGACCTGACGTCGGAGCAGATAAGCGAATGGATGGCATACGATAGCCTTGATCCGATAGGCAAGCAAAGAGATGAGTTTGGCTGGGCGATGATTTGTTCGATGATGTATAACCTGGTAGCAGATATATATGCTAAGAAAGGCTCCCCTCCCAAACATACAACCCCTTATGATTTTATGCCGGACTGGGGCGGTGCAGGGAAACCCCGCTCAGGAGAAAAAGGGCAGACTGTAGAGGAGCAAAAAGCCATATTGTTGCAACTGGTTAAGAACCATAACCGTATATTTGGCAAGAAAAAGGAATAAGCCATGGCAGATTTGGGCACATTATACGGCAGTGGTATTTATACCATAACAAACTTATTGAATGCTAAGAAGTATGTTGGGAGTGCTGTTAATCTTGAAAGAAGGAAGAAGGAGCACTTTTCTTCTCTTAGAGATTGTACACATTTTAATAGACATCTTCAAAATGCTTGGAATAAGTATGGAGAGGAGAATTTTAGATTTAAGCCTCTTCTCTATTGTCACAAAAAGGATCTGCTATTTTATGAACAGAGAGCAATTGACGTTTTTGGAATGACTAATTTATACAACATATCCCCTGTTGCTGGGAGTGTTTTAGGAATAAAGTTTACAGAAGAATCACGAAAAAGGTTGTCCGAAGCACATAAAGGACAACCCGCTTGGAATAAAGGGAAAACGGGTATTTATTCTGAAGAGATAAGAAGAAGGCTATCTGAAGCAAGCAGAGGAAATGACAATATGAAAGGGCATCGTCACACAGAAGCAGTTAGAAAGAAGATATCAGAGAGTCTTAAAGGACGCTCTGTTTGGAATAAAGGGATGTCTCTTTCGGAAGAACATAAAAAGAAAATATCAGAGAGTAGGAAAGGGAAAAAACACCCTAATTACGGTAAGCATCTTTCTGAGGAAACAAGACTGAAAATTTCAGAAGGGAACAAAGGGAAGAAAGTATCAGAGGGGACAAGAAGAAAACTGTCTCAACTTAATAGTGGAGAAAAACATCCTAATTGGGGCAAGCACCGCTCTGAAGAAACAAAGAGGAAAATATCTTTGGCAAATAAAGGAAGAAAAAGAAATGTACCTGTGCCAATAGAAACAAGGCGAAAGTTATCAGAAGCAGCAAAGAAGTATTGGGCAAGAAAAAAAATTGAAAAAGGAGCTCTTCATGGCTGATTTAGGGTCTCTTGTAGTTTCGTTTGGAGCTGACCTCGGGCCTTTAAAAAGGTCTGTAGCGCAGGCGGAACATCAGTTCCGCAAGTTTCAGCGTGGGGGCATCAACGCTGTAAAAAAGATAACCAGATCAGTGTTCAGCCTCAAGTCTGCTTTTGGCGGATTGATGGTGGGGACATTTGCGCACAGTGTCCTCAAAACAAAAAACGAGTTTGTGAAGTACCAGAAAACGCTTGAAACCCTTACCGGTTCCCAAAAAGCTGCTGGTGAAGAATGGCAAAAGCTCTTGCAGTTTGCAGAGGACACCCCTTTCCGGATTGGCCAGGTGATGGATGCCTACAAAACGATGAAGGCGTTCGGGCTTGATCCAACTATTGAAACCATGAGGACATTGGGTGATACTGCTGCTGCTTTGGGCGGATCCGATGTTTTTGGCAGAGTCGCTTTGGTCTTGGGCCAGATTAAGGCTCAAGGATTCATGACTGCCCAGGATATGAATCAGCTTGCTAATGCAGGGATCAATGCCGGCAAGATAATGAAAGAAACTTTCGGCGTAGCCCGGGATGAGGTAGCTAAACTCAGAGAACGAGGTGTATCAGCCAACATGATCATTAACGCCTTGCTGAAGAACATGCAAGAGAAGTTCGGCGGGCAGATGCAAAGGATGAACAAAGAGCTTTCCGGCCAATGGGAAGTGTTGATATCTGTATGGGAGAGATTTAAGGCTAAAATCATGGATAGCGGCCTATACAAATATCTCACAAACATGCTCACAGGTATAAACAAAAAGATTATAGATATGCGCAAGTCTGGGGAGCTTGACAAGCTGGCAAAAGCAATATCAGACGGTACAATATCAGCCATCAAAGCAATTAAGTCTTTTGCGTCTAAGACATACGACACGATCAAAGGAGTCGTGACTGTTTTCAACTTGCTCAAGGGGGCTCAGTTAAACAAAGGAATAATTTCTGATGAAGCTATCAAAAATCTTAACTCTTTCTCCTCCACTGCCAATAGAGCCGCTATAGTATCATTGAAATTATATCAAGGGTTCCTCAAGCTGAAAGAGATTATCCCCAGCATTCAAGCCATGTTCAAGTCTGCCCAGGCTTGGATGAACGAAAAGCTTGGGGGTTTGTATGGGTGGATAGCGAAAGCTGTCCCCAGCAAAGATATAGCGAAGGGATATTATAAGGCGGCCTTGAAAGCGAAGCAAATTGCAGCGGACAGTCGTGCAGAGCTTGTTAAACTGAATACTCAAATAAAAGAGACAGAGACAAAGTACGATAATGCTCAAAAAGTAATAAACACCCTATACGAGAGAATTGACCAGATCAATCAGAAGATAAAAGCCTCTTTTCAGACCACGAAAGATGAAATTGTGAAAGTCACACGGATAATTAACGGCAAACCCATAACGGTATACATCAACACCAGACCTGCCATGAAAGCTCTTGATCAACTTGAAACCCGTGTTAAACACATGAAGTTAAGCCTCAATGTGGACATGACTGGAACAGCCTCATCTAAAAAGCCTTTGACCGAAAAGATACACGATATTTTGGACTTATATAAGATGTTCCCGAAGGAGATGCAGATCAATGCCGATATGACCTCTCTTAGCGGAGCATACGAAGCTTTGAAGATATTCCAGAGCAAAGTGGAGCTGAATAAATATCAGGTTGCCCAGGCTCAGAATGCGGCTTCAGCTTTGGCCCAGCAAAAAAGAAGAGCTGGTATATGGGACTTTGAGGTTGCGGGGAAAATACAAGCTAAAAACACGCAGAGCATGCTTACAGCCGAGAGGAATATCGCTAAATATAATGATATTATATCCAGTATAGAAAAATTGATAAGGTCAGGATACTATAGCCAACAGTCAGGATACGCTGTGGATCAAGCACCTATCGTCCCAGACATTTCTGGATCAGCCCCTAAAACAGCCAAGGTGGACATAGGCCCCATAAACATAACTGTGTCTGGAACAGGCGGGGATAGAGACCTTGCTATAACCTTGGCAGATGAATTAGACCATGAAATAGCTCAGAAGATAATCCATAACCGGTCTGAGATAACAAGCGCTTTAGGAGTAACCGCCCATGTCAGCAATTAAAATCGGTTATATCAATATTTTAGAGACATCTACCGTTACTGTTACAACGGAAGACGCCGATTATCCTGCTTACAGACTATATGATAGGGATATTAACAAGCTGTACAAGGGTACATCTACGGCTGATCATACTATCAAGGCCCAACAGGTAGGCACAGCCCAGGCCGTTAATGCTTTGTATATACCAGAGGGACACAACCTTAATGGCGTAACAATATCTGTCCAGTATAGCTCGGATGATTCTGCTTATACAACGGCTATCTCCTGGACTCAATCTGGATCAGATCAAATCTTAAAAGAATTTGCAGAAAGGACAGAAACGTATTGGCGGATAGTTTTTAGCGGCCTTTCCAATTATCTTAATATCCCTGAGTGCTACTTGACAGACCTGTACACGTTTACTTGTTCCCCTTCTGCTGGCCTGAATACGGCAACGAAATTTAACGTTGACAGAGTGGAGAGCAAAAGCGGGATAGCCCATTACCTACAAAGAGGAGGCTCCCGCAAGTCTATAATCTATACGCTTAATAATATCTCAGACGCAGAAAAGACTGAAATGGAGACATGGCTTGACGAGTGGGGAGGATACAAGCCTTTTCTGTTTGTAGACATGGACGGGGAAGCCTTTTTCGCAGAGCTGACACGGGAAGTATCTTTTACCTACCTATACAATCGGTATACAGCGGATATCTCTGTTATGGAGGTATTGTAGACAATGGCCTTAACTGATCTCACACAGCAAGAGAGGCTTGATCTGGCATGGGTCAAGCCTATTTATCTTGTCCATATTGAGCTGGACGGGAAGACATTATATTTGTCTGATAGAGTCTACAATTATACCTATGGCGGCACTACTGTGACATATGATATGTACATCAGCAACCTTGCTGACATTGTTACGCAGATAGGCAACGTGAAAAATGAGAGCAATTTTTCGTTTGATCTCAAGCTGTATAATGATCCATACGGATATTACAGCCATTTAAGCCAGTTACACGAGGACAAATCTTTTCTATCTAAGAAAGTGTCTATCTATGAAATTCGGCCTGTATCGAAAGACGAGACGTTTGCAAGCGATGTTAAAACTTTGCTTTGGACAGGTTATACGGAGAAAGTTAAGGCTATCACAAAAAGCTCTTTCCTGCTTACTTGCTCGTCGAGGCTGTACTATCTCAGGGATAAGTTAGGGATAACTAAAGTTAATTTAACCGACTTCCCTTCTGCGGATCCGGACGATGTGGGCAAGTCCAGAAATATAATCTACGGCAATGTTGAGCATGTACCATGCAGGGCAGTCAAGGCAGGCGTCATTGATAGATTAGCAACAGATATATCCTCAACGGATACAACAATATATATATCAGGCAGTTCGATTGCAGAATTCCCTACAAGCTCTTTTGTGATCCAGATTGATGAGGAAAAAATTAGCATTAGCTCCAGGTCTGGTAATACCCTTACAGTTGATTCTCGTGGCTACGATTCTACTACAGCAACAGCACACGATAAAGGCGCTGCTGTAGCAGAAGTCCTGTCGCAATATGTGTATGAGGTAGCGCAACATCCAGTCAAATCAATTGATAATGTATATGTTGATGATATACGGCAAACTTCAAATTTTAATGTTTACACCGGTCAAAGTGGAGATCAATTAAGCGGGTATGGCGATGCGGCGGTTATAGAGTTTACGGCCTTGCCTGTAATCAAACAGCAAGTCAATCTTGATGTGGATCAAGGATCCCATTCACATGGTGCAAGCTCCAGTTCTACTTCCAATTCTACTTCCAGTTCATCTGCTAATTCCACTACGACTGTTTCTGCTGATGTGACTAAGCTTAATTATCCGACCGGCGCATCAAGCTCTGGGTCTCCTCAGTTCTCAAATCCAACAAATGCAATAGATGGCGCTGACAATACTTATGCAGATGCAGCATGCTCTTCTGGACAAACAGCGATACTTTCTTTAACTCATGGAATGTCAAATTTAGGGACATTGCAAGAACAATATGTTCACATTACAGTTCAGTGTAACACTTCTTCAAGTTATCCCAGCGTAGAACTGCAATGGAATGGGAATATTTATCAGGTAGGAGTTTCCCCAGATAAAGCTGCAAAAAGAATAAATGTTTCAACTCATAAAACATGGAACCCATCAACCTTTAATATCAATGCTCGCAATCCAAGCACAACCGATGTTTCTACTTTCAGGTGCTATGTCTCCGAGGTATGGATAGAGTCAGTTTATACCCCTAACGCTTCAACCACAACAGACGTGGACACTACCACTACTACCTCTACAAGTACCAGCACATCTGTAGATAGCTCTCCGGCAACAGGTGTATCTCTCACCGGCAATTCATCTGCCAATACTGTTATAGGCCGCATCGTTACAGCCAACGTACAGGGATACCAGGATGATGCAAGCGGAACATATACAGGGACAGCGGATGCGCTAATAGAACGTCCAGACCACGTAATCAAGCACATGCTAATCGAATTATTGGGTATGACGGCCAGTGATATAGGGGATAGTTTCGCTGACTCAGGGGCACTGTATGCCAGCGCAATATCCGGAGGGTATAAATTTGCGTTTCTGGCAAATGAGATATCTGAAAAGGCTAATGCGGTACTGTATACCTTGGCTCATGATTGCAGGTCTCTGCTGTACGATTATCACGGCAAGTTTGAATTATCGTACTTATTAAACGATGTTGACACACCGGATGAAACGATAAGCGAAGATGATCTTATAGAGGATCCGGTATATGAGATAACCGATGTTGCACAAATCAATAACAAGATCAACGGATATTACAGACGGGATTACAGAAAGCATGGGAGCTTAGGCACTCAATATATGGATATGCTTGAAAAGGTAGAAGGCAGCGGAGATATGCCGACTGATGTAGAGCTAAAAGCAGTAAGAATATCGGCGATGGCAGACCATGTGTTAGATTGGTATCTATCCCAGGTTTCTACGCCTGCTAAAACAATATCAGCCACAACATCATGGGCGCATACCGATATGTCTCCAGCCACAACATTTAGTGTTGAGACTGATCTTTATAATGCTATATATAGATTGCAACAGTTAAGGATCAACCAAAGGTCCAGAAGCGTACTGCTGAAAGGGGCAAGCATATCTAATGATTATCCATATGGAATTAACCTTGTAGGTTATTGGAAATTTGATGAAGGCTCTGGCACTACTGCGAGTGATAGCAGCGGGCACGGGAATGACGGGACTTTGATTGGCGGGCCAGCCTGGGTTGATGGAGTTGTCGGAAAGGCTTTGAGTTTTGATGGCACAGATGATGGGTGCGATGTTGCAGATACAGAAGATATAAATCTTACAAATGTTTACACCCGTACTTATTCTTTATGGATTAAAGCATCCTCAACAACAGGAATCCATACTATTCATAAAGAAGGTGGAGCTATAAACGGATTTGCCATTTATACAGAAGATGGTATTTTATATTTTACATATTGGGCTAATGGTTCTCTTATAGGATATTGTTCAATTCCTTTTACATATACTACATGGCAACACATTACTTGTATATTTGACAGTGCAAGTGGTTTTCAGGGGATTTATCTTAACGGGCAAGAAGGCGAGGGTAGCCATTGGCAGGATAATAAAACTGGTTATGTCCCAAGCCATAGTGCTAATATTAATATAGGATATAATGATAGTGATGGATTTTTGGATCACACAGGAACCCATATTACAACATCATATTATTTTTCTGGCTTGATAGATGAATATCGCATCTACAACAGAGCTCTGACCGCAGAGCAGACCAAATCTTTATACACCTATCCTAAATCAATAGTGTAACGCATGGAAATATCAGTTTTTTTAAAATACGCACTGGTTTGTGCTTCTTCTATCCTCGCCACGCTGCTATCTAAATTCCTGTGGGACAGATACTTTTCTCAGAGCAGCCGGGTGACGAAGAAAGAGTTTTGCAACAAACTTTCAGAGATCGAAAAAAGGCTTGATGCAGGAGCTAACACGTTCAAGCATATCAACATCTGCTTAATTACTACGTGCCTTATCTTGCTGAAGGTCTGCGAAGAGGTAGGGATAGACTGTGAAGATGTTAAAAAAATGATGATAGACAATGGTCTGGATTTGTAGGGGGTTATTATGAACTTCTCAAAAATAGAAAGATTTACTGCTAAGGAGTTCCCATCAAGACGTGAGATTAACTTAACGGATCCACAGTTGTTCTATATTTTAGACGCTTATGCAAAAGAATTAGATGCCCCTGTGTATCCTTCTCCTGCAAAAGGAGCTTTAGCCCGTACCATTGGGAGCAAAACATCAAGGCATTATGCTGTAGGCCGATTGTCAACGGCTGTAGATTTTTTCCCTGATTGCGATCCTCTCAAAGCGTTTTTGATAGCCTTGATGTTCTTCGGAGGCGTGGGTGTATATTTTTGATACGCATTATAAAGGCAAGCCATGGATAATGTTGCACGGGGACTTGAGAAATGTTATAACAATGTGGTGGAGAGAGGATCATAAATACCACAATGTTACAAGCTTGAATGACCTAAGATTTCTTATCGAAAAACTGAAAGGAGGATGGTGTGACAGGACTAAAACAGCTTGAACGATTTTTCATTGAGAACAAAACCGATAAACTCGGGTTTAGAGGGTATTGCCACGATTGCGGAAAGAAACACGTGGTTAATGTAGACGCCTCAGAAGACGGCAAGGTTTCTGTTGAGGGTGGAGCTGTATATTTCACGGATTCGGGGACTTTCATCAAGTGCGAAGATTGTTTCAAAAAAGATAATGTGCTGCGCAATTACAGGGAGATTGATGTATACTCCCGCATTGTAGGCTATATGCGTCCTGTGGATAACTGGAATATAGGCAAAAAGGAAGAGTGGAAAAACCGCAAGGTTGTTAAGGTGTCAAAGGGGGTGTAAGATGCTATGCGAAACGATTATTGCCAGGGACTTACCTGATGCATGGTTTCAATGTGTATACAGGCTACTTGAAACAGGGCATGAGTACATTATAGACAGGGGAAGTTATAAAGGCCAGAAACGCCTTGAGTTTGATTATATCACCATACATATCAAACA